CCGTGCCGATAGTGATAGTGTCCGCCGTCGGAGCGGTAAGGACCGCGTATTCACCGGCAACTGCCATCTCGCCGGACGAAGCATCGCCGCCTGCAGCGTTGTCGGCACCGCCGAGAACCACAGCAACGAAGTCAGTCGGGTCGATAGCGGAATCGCCGTATCCGCAAGCGGTACCAATACCGGTAAAGGTAATGGTGCTAACGCTATTGGCATACGCCGAGGTCGCCGAACCATCAAGTGCTTTCTCGGTAATGTTGCCGCCGTCCGCTAACGCCTGCGTCTGCAAGGCAAGGGCCGAACCTCTGCCCTGGAAGCCGTCGAACGTAAAGCGGCCCGCGTCGGGAGTTGATACCGAACAGGTCAGAATCGTCGAGTTGATTACAGAGGCAAAGCCCGCTGCGATCAAACAGGTACTGCCCGGCTCGAATATCTCGATGAGCTGGCCGCCCGTCTTGGCTTTGTACGCCTTGGCGGTTACACCTGCAAAGGCCAAATTGTTAGTAGTGTCCGGCACTGCGACAAAGTTACCCCTGGCCTCGAACGGGTCTGTCGCTGTTTCGCCGGTGGCGGTCGTCGCGTAGTCGAGGTCGTAACATACGCCCCAGCCTTTTTTAAGGGCCGTACTACCCGTGAACCACACCTTACGAGGCATTGTCCTCGTCTGCTTAAAATATGCTACTGGATTTATCATCTTCAAACCTTTCTAAAAAAGGATTACTGTTTTAGTTACGTCTCTGCGTTATCTATCATGCCTGATAGAAAACCACATTCGACCTTCTGTTGTTGCAGATCCACTGGCACTTATGGTCGATGTAGCTCACAAAGGCCCTGTGCTGCTTGCCCGCCGCAAGGCAGACGACATCGCTTTCGTTCATGTTCTCACCTGCAAGGGTAAGAGCGTGAAGTGTTGCCAGGTCGATCATATAGACCGGGTTGGTGGTATCGTCGTCAAGGTGGGGCGCGTACCTGATCGGGTGCTTCTTGAACACTATCTCGCCGTCGATGAACATCATGTCGCGCCTGCCCCTGTTGTCGCCACTGTACGGCGCCAGGTCGCGGCCAAGGTTCTCGTTCTGAGCTTCGCCGACGTTTTCCAATCCCTTAATGGTTTCCTCGTTGACAAGCAGCACTCGCCGCTGCCCGAAGTCGCCGTGGAAATCGCTCATCTTGACGGGGGATACCCAATCTGTGTGCCGGTGCGCTGTCCGCAACTTATCAATCAGGTCTGTCTTTGATATTTTTGTGTACGTCCCCGTGTAGTTCTTAAACTGCGGCACCGTCGTAAGGTTAATGTTTGCTACGGTGGTAAAGCCGGAAGGCAGTCCACCATTAAAGCCTGTAGTGGCGTTTTTGACGACCCAGTATTGCAGGCCCCAGGGCGTCAGCGGGTCGCTAACGTCGGGAGCGTCGAAGAAAGCATCCTCCATCGAAGCGGCAACTCTTAACATCATTGCCATTCTCCGGGGCTTGATCACGTTGTTGATTCTTTCTCTGCCCCTGTTCTCCAGGATCTCAGACTTGCCGTATGCCATGTTATCTGTCAACAGGCACCAGTTCAATTGCATCTTCTGGAGGTGATCTTGAATCGTGACAACATCTTCTTCGAGTTCGCCCACAAACCGGGAGCGTCCGCCGGCGTCAACCATCAGGGTCTCTTTGATTCCGACGCCACCTTTTTTCACTACCATTCCGCCCCGTTTCGTCAAAAGGTCCCGCATGACGACGTACTTCTGTAATTCGGGAGCCATGTTAATAAACCTGCCCTTCGGCTCGTTATACAGAGTCGTAGTTATCAGGTCTGCTATATCAATGTCTCTCATAGTCTTTTACCTACCTTTCTATTTTGTGGCCGAGAGAGCAGTGACTGTCTATGCGGTAGTTTCCGCGTCCTGTTCTGCTGCCAACTTCTTGTCGAACTCGACATTGGCCTCTACTGCTTTCTCATGCCCGGTTTTGTCTGCACCCTGTTGGCCGGAAGGTTTATGGACGTGTTGCTTCGATCTTTCTTTCAGCTTGTCCGATACCTTCTTGCCGCTCAGGGTCTTTGATTTTTTTGGAAACGCACTTTCAAGTGCTTTGTCGAACATCGCCTGCTCTGATAACGGCTTGAGTCCGGCGGAATCTCTGCCGATTGCTATGGCCTGGACTTCTTTGTCGAGGACCTTTCGGTTCTTGAGTCCATCGCTGTCGTCTGCAAGTTTCGGACCCGGCCCTTCACCAAAGATGTCCTGCCAATCCTTACCCAAAGCATCTATCCTGCCGTCGAAAGCCTTGAAGTAACGCACTGCCGCTTCGTTCTGTCGATCATCTGTGAGGGTTTTGACTTGCGCCTTTAACTCCTCGACTTCCTTGTTGCCAACGGTGCCTTTGGCCTTTAACGCATCCAACTGAGCCTGCCCCATCTTGTTGAGAGTCTTTATAAGCCCCTCGTCATACTTTTCGGGGTCGAGTCCGCAGTCAAACGGTTCGTCCTCAGCGTCGCCTTTCTTCTCGTCGTCGCCTTTTTTATCAGAACTGTCGTCGCCCTTGTTTTTGCCGTCGGTTTTGTCCTCCTGGCCGGTGTCGGCACTGCCAGCCTGTCGTCTCAGGAGAGTTACGGTCCTCTGCAGGTCCGCGTCGCTGCCGTATTCGTTGGCTTCCTCGGAAGTCATACCTGCTTTCACGGCGGCCTCGATCAGTTCATCGCTGAGTTTCGACTTATCATCAGCGGAATCTGATTTGTCACTGCTGGAATCTTTGTCGTCAGCAGCTTTCTCACTATCGCTCTTGCCGGCGGAATCGTCGTCGTCACCGGCCTTTTTCTCATCGTCGGTCTTTTTATCATCCTCGGTTTTGTCGTCGTCCTTCTTGTCGTTTTCAGCCAACTCTGCGGCTTGCTCCTCGGCCAACTTCTTATCGAAATCGGTTTGGATTTTCAACGCAGCCTCTGTAGGCTCGTCGTTTTTGGACGTATCATCGCTGACTTTTTTGTCATCGACGTTCGTGTCCTCGGTTTTTTCTTCGGGGTCTGGCATTTCATTTCCTTTCGTTTAGGTTCTTACTTTCGGTTTGGGATCGCTGTGTCCAGCGTTACGGTCGTATAGTCCATTAGCCTCACAATACTTCTTGCGGTGCTGCTTACTGGTAAAGACGGGATTTCCAGTCTCTCTGTTGAAGTGAGTCGGGATACCTATTTCCCTTGAGTGCTGCTCTGCCTCCGCTGCCTGTTTGACGGCTACGCCGGCGGCGTTCGACTCCATCGGGTAATTACCGGGCGTGTTATGAAAGCTGCTATGCTCAGAGCGTATGTCCCTGCTCATTATCGTATTGCACTTTTCGCAGGGCACAGAGACACTGCTTTCGGACATGGGCTTGATTACTTCCTGCCTATGTTTACACCGAGGGCATACATAACAGTAAATCATGGCGCCCCCCCCTGTATTCTTGTCGTGATAATTACGCTGACTGCGGCGACGATAGCAATAACTACCAGCTTGACAACGCCACCGATAATAGCCTGTCGCCAATCTCGCTTGACGTTATTGTGGTCCTGCAGGTGAGCCGTCATGTCGTCGCAGGGCGACTCATGCAGTTGAATACTTAGGCGTTCCTCTATCCTGGCTACCGTTACGCATACGCCGTTTATCTTGGTGAAAATCTCGGCCATTAGTTTTGTTGTAGCTGCATCCATGATTTATCCCGTCGCTCTGTTTAGTGAAGCCATTTCGCTGCCTTGCGGCATTTTTCCTAACAGCGTCTGCATAAGGGCTTGGTCCTTACCCTGCCTCGTAGCGCCGGGCCGGTTGACTCTTTCGTAGGTTCTTTTGGTGTTCGGTGACTGTTTCGCTTCCCCGCCTGGCGCCGGTGCGTGTTGAGGGTCTATGTAGGTAATGATCTCGTTTAGCTCCGGCCAATCGCCATACTTGGCTATCAGTCTGAATAATGCCTCCAAGTCCAGAGAAGCTCCTTGTGCCTGCATAATCGGCAGCATCGGCACGGCAAGGCGTTCGATGATCCCCAAAATACCGTTGAGCCTTGCCTGCGGGGTCTGGTGCTGCATCGAGTAGGGCTGGATTGACAAGGCGAAAGCCTCGTAAGGACTCTGCCGGTCCTGCGGTGTAAACGTCCGGGCTATGACTATATCGGTGCCCTTAATCTGGTAATTTATCGGGTACTCACTGACGGGATCGTCCCAAAGATAAAAGCCCTGTGCCTTGATAACATTGGTAGTCTTATTGACCGTTCGCTGCTGCATCTTCATCAATCGCTGTGAGGCGTTGGCGTTGAGCAGCTTGTCCTGTCCGAGAGTGTCCGACTGCGGGCTAAGTCCGCCGAGAGCGTCGAGATTACCGGCAAGGTAGCTGTACAGGTCTTTGAGGTGTATCAGGAAGGCAAGGTTGCTCTGGTCGATCCCTCCGTATTTGACCTCATGGACGTTTTTTGTATTATCGACCGCGATCATTTCGCCGTCGTTGGCGTTTATAACTCTATTGCCGTCCTTGTCGGCACCAGCCTGAACAAGGGTGATGGTTTTCTGTCGCTGGGCCTGCCTGCCGAGCTTGCGGGACAGTTCGTTTGCCAGATTATTGAAGTCCTGCCAAAGTGACGACGGTGCCAAAGGCATGATGTTTCCTGGTACCTTGTGATAACTCAGCAGATCGTAAGGCCCCTCCTCGCGTCCCGACCATTCGAAAACATCGAGCAATTCGCCGGGTTCGTCGTTGGCGTCGTCATCGACCTGAAAACATAAAACCAGTTTTTCCTGCGGCAGCCACATATTCCACAGCTCAACGGTGTCCTTGAACTCCTCGACCTGCAGGCCGCCGCCCTGGCCGCTCAGACTGCCGGAATCCTCGTCGGACCTTTCCTTTTTCAAGTTCGACCGAAAAATCTTCTCCCGTGCCTTCTGCGGGAACATATCTGTTTCCTGCGTCCAGATATAAGGCACCCTGAACTTGTCGCCGCAGTATTGAATCTCCTCCCACCTCGTTACCGTCATATCGCAGACCCAATTCTCCAGCAGCGTAACTTCCGCGAAAGGCTCCATTACATCGTGCTCGAATCCCCCTACTTCCACCATGCCGCTGCGATTAAGGCCGCTCTTGAGTATCCCGATAGCGAAAAGGGCCTCCAGTACCCATAACTCAAGGGTATCGCCGAACTTAATGTCCTCCAGGTGTGCGTTAAGGCGGGCCTCGAACTTTGAAGCCGCCGGTTTGAGGTTGTCCTGCGGTGTAAGTACAAGGCATCGGGGGGCCTGTGCGGCCAACTGCTGCAGGTAAATGCTGATTGACAGCTCCATAAGGTTGATCGGCATCCTATCGTCACTGCCGGTATCTGAATAATTATACCCGACATATTCTTTGACCCGTTCGTGACGTTTCTTACGAAACTGCCCTAACTTCTTGTAAGACCACTGGATAGCCGTTCTGAGTTTACCTTGGTCAACCTTGTTGTTCGGATTTATTTCCGCCATTCAAACCTTTCAGTGCGGGCGCAAAAAAATCGGCAACAAGGTGAAAGGGCACCCTATTGCCGATTTGATTGCTCTTGAGTCGCTAACCGGCTGGCCGGCTGGTCTGCGAACCCGCGATATTCAGATTTTAATGAGTTGGAACTTGGCCGGGTCGGTTTCCCGGACGGCCAGTCCCATTACCACCAATTCAAAGAACTGGTAGTCGCTGACTCTGGCTTCGGCTACATAGTTAATTTTTTGCAATAAAATATCCTGTTGTAACTCCAAAGCCCTTTTCTGTCGCTTGTTTGTGCCCATAATTAAATGTCAAATAAGTTAAAGACGCACTCAATACGCCCATCGTCCATTACAGAAACTGTCAGCAGCTCCACAAAAGTATTGTCGGGGGGCTTGGTAATTTCAATAAACCTGACCAGTAGCTTTGCCCTGGTTACAGGTCCCTCGAAGTCACTCTTGTAAAACGCTCGCTCCTCTGTTCTGAAATTCCCTACCATGTCGATTTCTCCTTTGCTTTTAACTTCCGTGCCTGCCTCCGTGCCTTCGGGCAGCTATCCGGTACCTTTTCGGCCTCATCGGTCTTTTTGATATAGGAGAACATATCGAAAGCCTTGTTAAGTAATGCGTCGGCGACACACCTGTCGCCGTGATTAGCTCGAGCGCCGGAAGGATCCACGTTGTTTACGCTACTGGAATGTTCGATTGTATTGCCGGTAGTGAACACGTACTGCAGGCACTCCCTGTTGGCCTCGTAGCTGCGTTGTATGAAGTTCATGGCCTTGAGGGCCTTGCGGTATATGCTGAACAGCGTCCGCTTGTTTTGTGCGTTGAAGAAGTATCCGGCCTTGTCCGATTGTTTTTTCGCCAGGCCCAGCTCGTCGCGTTTGTAGTAAACCCTGCGGTACCCCAAATCAATAACTGTCTGCCCGAAAGTATTGCCGGGTCCGCTGCCGTCCCAGATCAGGTACGCCTTATTGAAGAAATATGCCGTTGCGATAGCCAGTGCCGCCAGTGC